TGTTCTTTCGTAAGTTTGTACCGGCACGGCTGACTGACAATCCCCATCTGATGGCAGACGGCCAATACGAGGCCATGCTCAGATCGCTCCCAGATGTCGAACGAAGGCGGCTTCTTGAAGGGGATTGGGATGTGGCAGAGGGAGCGGCCTTCCCAGAGTTTTCTCGTAGCAAGCACATTGTTGAACCATTCGAACTTCCGACCAACTGGCCTCGCATACGGATGGCAGACTATGGATATGCTGCACCATCGTGTGTTCTGTGGGGTGCAATCGATTGGGACGACAACATATGGATTTACAGAGAATTATACGAAAAACACTTGACAGCGGAACAACTAGCTGATAAAATACTAGCAGCGGAACAACTAGACCCGCTACCACACTACACGGTCCTTGACTCGTCTTGCTGGAACAAGACAGGTTTTGGGCCGTCAATAGCAGAGGTAATGATGCGACAGGGCGTTCGTTGGACGCCAGCAGACCGCAACCGTATTCAAGGCAAAATGGAAATACACCGTCGTCTAGCTGACAACCCGTACACAGAGGAACCGCGCATCCGTTTCTTTTCTACGTGCAGCAACATAGTCAAGCAGATAGCTGGCATACCTCTTTCCAAAACAAACAGCGAAGACGTAGACACAAAAGCAGAGGATCACGCATACGACGCTTTGCGCTACGGGATGATGACACGAATGAGCGGGTACGCTTCGATACACCAACAGTTGCACTCTATAAAGAATCAAGTGCATCAAGTACAAGATGAGGTCTTTGGTTACTAATGGCGGCGGGAGCAGGAAGCAAAGCAGTAAACATACCAGAGAAGTTTGATCCTCGCACGGCCACGCTGCGGGACGTGGTACAAATGTATGTAAACGAGGCTCGTAATCCAACGCAAGAGGGTGCTAAAACTCTTAAACTAGAAGGTTGGGAGAATAATTTTAATAAGCCGGGTCTTAAAGAAATGCTCGACAAGCCCGTTGCAAATTTGTTCAACGGGTCATTTGACGGTCCTGAAAACCCTTTGGCTATGGCTCTTAATGACACGGCAGTAGGCAGTCACAGGGATTTAATATCTGCCGTAAGCGTCATTGAAGACAATGTAAAAAGACGCCACGTAGCGTTGAAGATCAACGAAGAGTTTTTCACTCTTGCTGATTCTGTAATCAAGCCGCCCCGATCAAAGAAATACACTTCTAAGTTTGGCTTTAATGTCTACAAAGTAGGTGGCTTAATAGAAGCCCTAGTTGAACACGTAAAACAAAACCCGGCTGACAAGCCAGTGGCTAACGCGATTATTTTTGGATTGAATAGTGGCTTTCGCCCCGCTGCTTTTGGTGGTTTACCCGTTATGGGTTTTAAAGAAGCAGGAAGACCCGGTGGACCTCCCGGCATTTTTCTTCCCGTAGGATTTCCCGGCGTCAAAACCGATCAAGCAATCAACGTACCCCTCTCTCGCCGTTCTATTGCCATTCTTCAAGATCAGCAAGAATGGAACCAAAAGAATCTTGGTCTTGGCAACAAGGCTAGTCCGATATTCTTTGCAAAGAAAACTGCAAAGGGAGAACTAAAGCCTATAGGTGATAGTGACATCAACAGAGTTCTTAGGGATTTGGGATCGTCTTTTGGCATCAAGGTTAGCGTAACTGACATCAAAACACCCGAAGCTGCGTATCTCACCTCATACGATTTGCGTCGTATTACTGCTACAGCTTTTAATGCTTTAGGCGTAGACATCAATAACGCTGGTGCGTTGCAGGGTCGCCCCTACGCTTCAAACACAGAACAAGCCAGATACATTGGAGATGCTCCCGGAGTTTACGGCGATGCAGCGACACGGGATACTAATCGACTATCAAACTTTTACCACGATCAATACGCAAAAACCCTGCCCGGATATAATAACGCGGAAAATAAAGTTCTTAGTTTAAACACGACATACTTTGACAGTTTAGAACGAAAGTTTGTTAATCCTACAACAGATCGTCCCCTACCGGTGTACATACAGCCGGTAGAAATGACTCCAGAGCTAAGCGGAGACACTGTAAAAACCACTGACACTGCTGAAACTTTAGACCCTGCAAAAGCAAGAGCCGCTGCAAAAAAAGGATTAGGTGGGTTGGATGTAAACAAACTCAAGCTTGGAGCGGGGGCTGCGTTAGATGTAGCCGGTAAAGTAGGCAAAAAAGTATTACCTGTTGCCATGTTAAGTAGCGCAGTAATAGCTTCTAAAGAAGCAGAAGCGCAAGGAGATTCTGAATTTATAGCAGGTATGAAGGGCGTGGCTGCAGGAGCATCCGAACTTCTCCCTCCCGGACTAGCATTCAGTGACAGAGAGGTTCGTAAGAGAGCGCGAGATACAGCACCCGGCGGATCAGGTACTGGTCCACGAACAGATGTTGCACCCCAGACAGATGCTATGGGGTACATAAAACCAGAGTTTGCATCATACCCTATGGAAGATGCTCCCCCACAAAATAGTGGTGAGAGCAACTTGCAGAATTCAAAGCTTGCAGAAATGCAAGTATCACTACAACAAAACGAATACGACGGATTGCAATTTGGAGGAACAAATGCCCGGTAATAACTACAACTACGGCGCAGACTACATTATGAATGCCGATAAAACAAGCGTTGATACTGACGAAGGCGCATCTACTCTGTATCGTGAAGGTTTGGAATTTGACACTCGCGTACAAACAGGACCAATGATTGAAGCTATGCCAAAGAAGCAGACAAAGCCCACGGTAGAGGCTTCACTGTTTAGCATGGCGGATGATCGCCCACAAGGCAACGACTAAAGGATAAACTTCATGGAAGATAGGTTTCTAGAACCTGCTGACGATGAAGCCATCCCCGTAGCATCTCCCGAAGATCAGATGCCCAATCTTGCTGCGTACATTCGTGGCAAGTTTGAAGACTCTGAAAACGGACGATTTGCTTACGAACAACGGTGGCTTCAGGCGTACAAAAACTTTCGCGGTATTTACGATTCAACTACCCAGTATCGTGACAGCGAAAAGTCAAAGGTATTCATCAAGATTACAAAGACTAAAGTTCTTGCGGCGTACGGGCAGCTTGTAGATATTCTATTTGCCAACAAGAAGTTTCCTATTGTAGTTGAGTCTACTCCCGTGCCAGAAGGGGTAGCGGAGTTTGCTCACTTAAAAACACCGGTAGATGACATGCTAGATCAAACCTCTCCAGAAGACCCATACGGGTTTGAAGGGGATGGTAGAGAACTCGCTCCGGGTAGTATGCAAGCCGAACGTCCCAAGCACTTCTTGGGTGCTTATCAGTCTGCGCTGGAAGACGCTCCTGTTGTTGAAGGAAAGGCTAATATTGGAGAGCCTCAAATATCTCCTGCCCAACAGTCTGCCCTAATGTGTGAAAAGATCATACACGATCAGCTTATTGATACCAACGCCGTAACTGTTATCCGTAAAAGCATTTTTGAGTCTGCTTTGCTGGGTACAGGCGTAGTAAAGGGACCGCTCAATCTTTACAAACGTGTCCACAGGTGGGAACGCGACGAAACTGGAGAACGTAGTTACAATCCGTTTGAAAAGGTTGTACCACGTATTGAACACGTTTCTGCGTGGGATTTTTATCCTGATCCTGCTGCCGTAGAGATTGAAGACTGTGAGTATGTTATTCAACGGCACAGAATGAGTCGTCAACAACTACGCAGCCTTCTTACAATGCCGCACTTTGATGCGGAAGCAATTGATGCTTGTCTGGGAACAGGGCCAAACTACGAAGATAAATACTACGAAGACACTATCCGCGAAGATGAAACCGAAGCGTACTACAAAGAGAGTCGTTTTGAAGTTCTTGAGTATTGGGGCGTAATTGATGCGGACATGGCTGAGTCTGTTGGAATGGACCCAGAAGAAATTCCTGATGATTTGGCCCAAGTTCAAGTAAACGCTTGGATATGCGGTACGCATGTTATCCGCTGCGTAATCAATCCATTTACTCCTGCCCGCATACCTTTTCAGGTTCTTCCGTATGAAATTAACCCCTATCAAATATGGGGCGTTGGTGTAGCAGAAAATATGGAAGACGCACAACTGCTGATGAACGGGCACGTTCGTATGGCAATCGACAACCTAGCCCTAGCTGGCAACCTTGTATTTGATGTAGATGAAGCATCACTTGTTCCCGGACAAAACATGGATATCTTTCCCGGCAAGATATTCCGTCGTCAGTCTGGCGTAACAGGAACGGCAATAAACGGCCTCAAGTTTCCTAACACTGCTGGTGAAAACATACAGATGTATCAGATTAGTCGGCAACTTGCTGACGAAGAAACTGGCCTTCCGTCGATCATGCACGGGCAGACGGGTGTAAGTGGTACCGGACGTACTGCAGCGGGCTTGTCTATGCTCATGGGCGGCGCAAGCCTGTCTATGAAGACAGTAGTAAAGAACATAGACGATCACTTGCTCAAACCGCTGGGAGAGGCGTACTACCAGTGGAACATGCAGTTCAACGAAGAAATGGACGACACAAAGGGGGACTTAGAGATCAAACCCCGTGGTGTAGCAGCCGTGATGCAAAAAGAAGTACGCAGCCAGCGTTTGATTGGGCTTCTTCAAACTGTATCTAACCCGATGCTTGCTCCGTTTATTAAAATTCCAAACTTGATACGTGAACTAGCTATCTCACAAGATATTGATCCAGACAGCTTAGTCAACGACGTAAACGAAGCACAGATATACGCACAGATGCTACAAGGAATGATGCAAAATGCTCAACAAGGACCAAGCCCGGATGGTATCTCATCTGGTGAACAACCACAAGGCATGGGAGGGGCTGCAGGATTACCTGATCAGCCTCAAGGAAATGACGGTGCAAGCCCTGACGGTGGCCCAATCGGAGTCGGAGTTGCGCCAGTTGCAGGGGAAGCTGGTTTTACTGGAAACACTCCTCAAGTTGAAGAGTAATCACACAGCAGTTTTGAAGGAAAGTAACGATGGCCGATAACTATTACTCTACCAGTGATGATGGCTTTGTAAACTACTACACGACTCGTCCGGAGTCAGACGATAGCAATACTGTAATTGACAATATTTTAGATACTCTGAATCCCGCTCCTGTAACCGTTACGTACAACACCGCTGCGCCCAAAGTATCAGACAGGGATGAAGCCCCAACGTTTAGACTTGATCAAAAGTTTCTTGATAAAAGCGGCAGCACAGGAAGTGTTAACGTCAACAAGTTTTCGTACATAAATCCAGCAACTGTAAAGTACGATGATTTTAATTCATACTTAAAGAGTCAGCACAGTATAGATCGTGTTGGAAATTTTAGTGGGGTCACATTTAAAACAAAAGAAGAACGACTAAAGATGTCCACAGAGGAAAAGATGGGAACGGTTGCATCCGGTTTGTCCGGTGACGGTACTCCTCTTTTTGGCCTGACTTTACTTGGTTCTCTTACGGACACACGAGCGGTTTCTGATCCAACAGGAACTAGAAAAAGATACATACCTAGTTCTGGCGTGTTCAATCCCCTTGCTACTATGGCTATAGCCAGTGAATTTAAAGACATGGCTGCTATACGTGACGCCTACGAAGCCAACCCCTCTGCTACGATGTTTGAAAAGGGATTTATTTTTGAAATGAACGGAAAGAGTATACGTCGTCTTCCGGGAGGAGCAGTATACAGGGGTCAACTGGAGCAAGCTGGGCTAACCCAACAAACAGCCAAGACTATGGAAAAGTTAATTACAGGCTCTGCGTTAGGAGCGGGCCTAATTGCCAGCATTAAGCAGGGCAACGATGATCCTAGCAAAGATACTCCTACGGGTATAACTGGAGACATGGGAGACGCTATTCTTGCTACTAGCGGAGGTGGCTACACTCTTCGTGGTACGTTTAACTTTGGCAGTGGCACCGCTGCTATGGGTAATATGTCTGATTTTGAAGACATTGCAGCCACTACTTTTCGTGTAGCTTTGGGAGAGGGGCAAGCAAAACCAGTCATTGATGGTGTTGTATACGACTACGACGTATTTAAATCCAGAGACATTGCTAGATCGTGGCTGGATGGCGCACGGGCGTTTAGACGAGGCACTTCTGTAGAAGATCAAATTGCACACCTGCAAAATATGATTGGCAGGGCAACAAACCAGTCAGATATTAATACAGGCAAGACCACCACAACGACTTCTGCTACTACTGCTGCTGCTGTTGAAGACGTAGTTACTGCTGATGATGAAAGACCGGATGATACAGGCGGCAACCAACAAGACCCTGAAAGTGGAAATGACGACGGATATTCTCCGGGAGGAAAAGGCGAAGGTAGAACAGACTATCAGGGTGCGCCAAGTAAACCAGACCGGCCATCTACTTCTGGACCTCTTGAGACGGCTATTCGTGAGGCAAGCAGCCCAAGAGACGGAGGAAATCCGGGAGGCAGGACGGGATCAGGCGTTGCAACTGGGAGAGACGATCCTAGCTACGGCGGAGGACGTGCTTTGGGCGGACCCGTTGGATACGCTACGGGCGACATGGTTGAAGATCAAAGCTTTGTTACTGGCGACCAGTCCACACAACAGGGTGATCCAATCATTTCAATGAACGAACTGGTCGAAAATCAACCAACTGAACAGTCTGGTTTCATTAATCGTCCACCGTCCCAAGTATCTGACGCAAAGTCTGTAGCGGATGACAAGCCCATGAAGGCTGAAGCCACTGGCATAGTCCTTAACGCAGAAGCAGTGATAGAGGCAGGAGAAC